ACGAAGAGACCTAATTATGATCTCTCTGGTCGTTGGCTTGAGCTCCAATATGGCTGGATGCCTCTGATCTCTGACGTCTTTAATGCGATGGAAGCCTATGATAGGCTCACAAGCAAACGACGTACTCGGACATTGACATCTGGCACTTTTCGAGTGCAGAATCTTTCAATTCCTGCCCAGGGAGCTTCTTCCTGGGAATGGCATTGTACCACAGAGCTTAAACAGCGAATCTGGTACGAATGGACTGAGGAACTCTCAGATAGTCGCTCTTTGGGTCTCGAAGATCCGCTGGGCATTATCTGGGAGGGTTTACCGTGGTCTTTTGTTATTGACTGGTTTATTCCAATTAGTACATACCTCGATGCCTTGAATATTATTCCAAAGTTAAAAGGCCGCTGGATGATTCTTAAAGTTAAGAAAAGATCTGGCGCCTCTGGGACTGTGAATGACCAACGCTTTTATAAAGGTTGTGTTTCTTCACGCGAACAGGTTTGGGTGGAACGAACGGTTGGTGCAGGCTTTAACGCCTTGGACATACCGCTTCCGACCCTCAAAACTTTGGATGCTGCAGCTAGTCCCGAGCACGTAAAAAATGCGCTGGCTTTGCTGCATCAGCTAGTTACAAAGGAAAAGTGTAAGAATCGTAGAGAAGAGCGTGAGCTTTTATCTCAGATTCGTCCATTTTATAGTAGTGCTGACGTTAGTCGGGGAGGATTCCTCGGCGACTTGTCGCATTTCTAGACCTTTGCCACATATGGCTGTTTTAAAGAACTATTTATTTAATTTACGGATTCTGGCCTCCTTGACCAGCTTTTACTTTTATTAAAGGTGACTTGAATGTCAGCACAAACGAATATTCTCGTGAAAGACGACGCCGCCACTCCTAAAGAGTGGACACTCGTACCCATCACGGACACTCCAATTCCATTTTGGAGAGCCAATGATGCTTCTATTCCCTTAGATGGACAACCTCGGTTGTACATGTCTGTGGATAAACAGAAGAACGGTGGTTTTAAAATAACGGTGAAGCTAGAGGTTCCTACGATGGAGACTTTAGGTGCGTCTGGCACATCTGCTGGGTATGTCGCTCCGCCGAAAGTTGCTTACGTTACGCCTGTAATCATAACAATGTTTGCAGATAAACGTTCAACAATCGCGGATCGTATAAATACCTTGCGGATGGCGATCGGCATTGTTCAGGGTGCATCATCTACTACTGCGACTGGCACTTTAGCCAATACAGCAGCCGGTGATGTTTGGAAAGGGAGCGTTGCTCCGGTTCCCACCCTTTTCAATGGCTTGATCCTGCCAAACTGATCGGACCTTAAGCAAGTTTGATTAGTATTGTTTAGTCCTTCTAGGTATTCTTAGAAGATTCCCTCTCTTATTGGAGAAAGATAATGACTTATATACAAGACCGTACCTGCGTTCAGTCTTTAAACATCGTAGGTAAGCTATCCAGGGTTTGTCTAAACTTAGGGGGTCCTTTGACGCGGCAGATGTATAATCTGTTTCGCGATCATCGGTACCTTGACTTGATCAATTTCAAAATTGATTATGATTGGGTCTTCACTCGGGACGATTTCCTTTATGCGCGCCAGATTCAAGCTTTCCTGCAAAAGCAGGACTTTTTGGATCTTGGTATCGATAAAGAAGCCGTCGCGGTGACTAAGTTTTTAGAATCCGAAGAGAAATGTCGAATAACCAATGAACGCCTCGATCTTAACGTCCCGGAATGGGATGTTGGCTCCATATTGTATGGGGCTCAGCAAAAAATCGTTAAAATACTTGGCGATCTGCCGTCACTCGACTCTTTAGACTTCTCATTCGGTCCTGGAGCTACAACTAGCACTAAATCGCCCGTTGCTTGTGTAAAAACCAAGCTTTCGAGCAGACTTGAGTGTAGTATGAATCTAATTCCTCTTGTAAGCCAGCTCCTAGAGGAGCTGGCGACAATCACTTATTCCCACTGTGTCTCAGAGACGGATGAAACCGTTTCTGTGCCAGTGGGTATTGTGCCTGGGAAGTTAGCATTCGTGCCGAAAACCTGCAAGACTGACAGATCAATTGTTGTTGAGCCGGTGCTTAATGGATTAATCCAGAAGGGCATTGGTTCAGCTATGAAAGACTTGTTACGTCGTGCGGGGGTTGATTTACGTGATCAGACGAGAAATCAGCGTCTAGCTGGCTCTGGTAGTATAGATGGTGCGTTATGCACTATCGATCTATCTAGTGCCTCTGACACTGTTTCTCGGAATCTCGTATGGAGCCTTTTACCCTATGAATGGGCATGTCTTTTAGATATGTGTCGTTCTCCGGTTGTTAGGTTAATGAAAGATGGCGAGGCGCAGGAAATCTTACTCGAGAAGTTCTCTAGCATGGGCAATGCCTATACATTTGAACTTGAGTCTTTGATCTTCTATGCTCTTACTATGTCAACATGCGAGTTTTTGCACGTGAATACAGTAGATGTTAGCGTTTATGGTGACGACATTATATGTCCCACCGTCGCGTTTGACAAACTCCAGACTGTTCTTGAGTATTGTGGCTTTTCGCTGAATGCGGATAAGTCATTTGCTCATGGACCGTTTAGAGAGTCATGCGGCGCTGATTTTTACCTCGGTGTTGATATACGCCCGTTTTATCTTAAGACTCTGATAAACGATCGCGTATTGTTTTCCATGCACAATTGGTTTCTTCGTCATTGCGAGCCTAGATTAGCGCTTGCAGTGAAGGAGTTTATCAATCCTGACCTTATTTTGTACGGTCCTGACGGTTATGGTGATGGTCACCTTTTAGGTGAGTATCCCATAAATCGTCTTAATCGCAGCTTAAAACGGGCCGGTGCATGTGGAACGAGCTTTGATACTTATATCCTTACTCCAAAGAGACTTAAAGGTCATCCTTGGAACTATAAGTCCGTCCCTGCATATGTCGCACAGTCAATTAGTGCTGACCCTCTAAGATACTTAGAGGAGTCCCCGCTTTTTGACGACGAGATAGTGCGTGGATCGATCGGATATAAAAAGCTATCAATTTACACTTTTGCCACTGGGATATTTTCCAGTGATAGCGCGGAACTTCAACGTTTAGTTGATTCTCCGTGTTATTAGCTCCGAGCTAATGCCTTACATCTTGCATAAGCAGAAAACTCGGGCAACTGTCCCATTGGGACGGCTACACCCCTGAAATGGGGGGTAGGCGGTAG